CTCTAGGGTGTCTTATGTATTGATGTAACTTCCACATATCGCCATTGTGAACCCAAAGCCTCTTGCGGTCTATCTTCACATGCTCACCCATTAGGCTTGAATAATGCGTCGCCCCTTCCGGCGCTTTACTTCTAATCTCATCCAATGTTATATTCATCTTACTCAATCTCCGCCTTAACAGTTTTCTTTGTTAAGGTATTTTTTTGTCTGAATGCTACCAATGTCACAAAGTATCCGTTTGGGGTTTTGACGCGAGAAAACTTTTTACCTTGGCGCTGTCCGTGGTAATACAAAGCACGACCCATTTGCGGAATGCTGTATTCTAGTTTCTCATCAACAATCACATTATCCCCGATCTCAGTAAGATTGGTAATTTTGTCGATAAAGTTAAGTAATTCTCTTGTCATTTTAAATCCTGAAAGTATTTCAATATAATAGTATTATATAGATAAAAATAAATGTTGCAATAGTATTGTGATCTGTTATTATAGTGACATACACAAGGGGATACGCTATGAGAGCAGCAACTTTTAACTGGTTGAATACAGTAGGTGATTTGGAAATAAAAGGTAGTGTTTTGCGATTCACTTTGTCGAGCACAAATAACTATAACGAGCTTGAGCAAATCACCGCAGATGTTCAGTTGGATTCAAATACTGTTGAAGCATTCGACAGCGCAAACCCTGAAAACGGTTTTGATATTGAAGTTCCACAAGTTAAAACACGCATTTGTACGGTGTATGACTGGGATAATGTTCACGCTATCGAAGGTCAACCGTTTGAATTGACTGCCGACCAACACCGTTTTTTAAATGAATATTTAGATGAGTTGGTGGCATAAGCCACCTTTGGAGATTGAGATGTTAGAAGAAATGCAAGAACTAGCCGATAAATTGGGCTTTGATTTAAAGAAGTTACCCTATGGGTATCAGTTCAGAATCGGAAAGTTGATTTTAAACTACTACGACACTACTGGAACAGTGGTAACAAGCAAGCCGAAAGAGAGTCAAAAGGTGAAAAAGAACGTACCTGCTTCCCGTATTGAATCTATGCTCAAGAAGTTAAAAAGCAACATTGTGGCTGATAAACCTATTACAGGTGAGCAAGCAATTAACTTTGTTATTGCTGGTGTTTCAGTTAAGCACAAGCGACTAGGTGAAAACGAATGGCGCAAAGATGACATTTCTAAATTGCCTTTAAATAGCTTTTTAAACAAAACTTTTGTATTTGAATTGGAAAATAAATAATGAACGAACTAACCACCCAAACCATAGACCCAATGCTGCAAATGATTGAGCGTGTTGCGCTTGACCCAAATGCAGACGTATCCAAGCTAGAAAAGTTAATCGAACTAAGTGAGCGTGTCAGTGACCGTCAAGCTAAAGCCGATTTTGATAAAGCGATGCTAGGCTTTCAAATTGAAAAAGGCGTAATCGAAAAGGCATCTGTAGCCAATAAAACCAAGTATGCAAAACTTGAGTACATGCAGTCCATTGTTGACCCTGTGTTACGCAAGCATCAATTGTTTGTCCGCTGGAGTACCGAAGCACTACTTAGTGGCAAAACTCGCGTAACGTGCATTTGTACGCATATTGGTGGGCATAGCGAAACCTCAAGTATGGACGTAAATCCTGATAAAAGCGGAAGCAAAAACGAGATTCAAGCGGAAGGCTCGGCAATCACTTATGCACAGCGTTACACCATGAAATCATTGCTCGGTCTGGTTATCGCAGAAGATACGGACGGCAACGTCAAGGCAACGCTTACAGCTTCACAAGTTAAGATTCTTGAGAAGAAACTGGACTACTTAGCACCGGATGCAAAAGCTAAAATGATTGCCCACATTGGCTGCGAATTAAATGAAATTGAAAAGGGCGCATTTGACTACTGGTGTAATGCTTTAGACTCAAAAGTGGCTAAGAAAGGGGAAGAATAATGCAAATCCATAAAGACATCGAACAAGGCACAAAAGAGTGGTTAGACCTTCGCTTAGGTTTAATCACTTGCTCTGAAATCAAAACCATTCGCGCAGATGGTGTTGGCGCACAGACCTACATTAACGGCTTGGCTTATGAGCGAATTACTGGCGAACCTAGCAAAATATTTGAAGGCAACGGATGGACAGAGCGCGGGCATGAACTTGAGCCTATTGCACGTGACCTGTACCAACAAAAGACAGGCCATAAGGTTGAAGAAGTCAGCTTTATTAAAAACTTGGGTTTTGGGTACAGTCCCGATGGTTTAATTGGTTTAGATGGGGCAATGGAAATCAAAGCCAAACAGCCACAAGTTCAAATTTCTATCTTGCGCTCAGGTGAAATACCTAAAGAACATTTAGACCAATTAGATGGCGGCCTATTGTGTTCTAGCAGAAATTGGATAGACTTTATCGCTTACTGTCCAAACCTACCGATTTTCATTAAGCGTGTGTATGCGGAAGAACGCAAAGCACAGCTTGAAAAACTTAACACTTTAATTGAAAAGTACAACAAACAGATTGACGATGTTGTTAATCAAATTATGGAGATGTATTAATGCGTGGCGTAAATAAAGTAATTTTAGTGGGTTTTTTAGGCAAAGACCCTGAAACCAAAACCTTTGCAAATGGTGGATCATTAACGCAATTCAGTATTGCAACTTCTGAAACTTGGACTGATAAAAATACTGGTGAGCGTAAAGAGCAAACTGAATGGCATAACATTGTGCTACAAAATAAACTCGGTGAGATTGCACAGCAGTATTTACGCAAAGGCTCTAAGGTTTATATCGAAGGCTCTTTAAATACTCGTAAATGGACTGACCAAAACGGTCAAGAGCGTTATACTACGCAGATCAAGGGTCAGCAAATGCAAATGCTAGACAGTGCAAATGGCAATAACCAACAACAAGCGCAACCACAGCAGCAGCCTAAACCAACATACGCAAAGAATCCACAAGCGCAACCGCCTGCTGATTTAGACACAGACCTCCCTTTCTAACTTGGAGAATAAAATGCTAGAACTTTTCAAAAAACACGTAAACTTTTTAGAGTTAAATCTAAACCTTGAAAATGAACCATGCGAAAAACGCATCTTGAAGTTTAAAGATGAAGTGACCAATAAACATTATTTGTCATTCTTTGCGACTTACAAAGCGGGGCGTAAATCTGCATTTGATGACATGGGTGTGTGGGCGATTCAGAATGTTGGCAAGGTGTGAATGAATCAAGATGAAGAAGAATATCAAGAGCAATTAAATCAATTGCGTGATGAAGACTAGCCCCTTTCGGGGCTTTTCTTATTTCAAAATACCTTTAACAGCGTTATAGATTGCCTTTGCGCTGTCAATAAATTCGTCAATATAGCCTTTCCATAAATCCCAGTCTTTCCCTGCCTTCAAGATGGCAGAACGAGCATAAGCCATAACGCGAGTTTTCTTGTCTGCGCCACTTTGCTTAATCTGATCCATCTCATCCATATACTCGGCAATCATTCGATAGATTTCCTGACCGACTTGAATGATACTGATCACCCCTGATAATGTTGTTGCAATACTTGTCATTTAACGTGCTCCATTAAAACTTCCGCTACAGCTTTACCAACAAGCCATTTTTTTTGTTTCCAGATACATAATTCTTCATCGTTAGAAATAAAGAATAATTCAAGAATAATACCACCATTTGACACATAAGCTAAACGTGAATGCTGGCCTGAATTTTCAGCTTTCCAACCTTTGTCACCGCGCAATGGATTTCCCATCACGGATGCAACAGCAGCACATAACTTCTGACTAATCACTTTGTCTTTAGGCTGTGAAAGAGCCTCTACCCCTTTCGCTGTTTTTGCTGTAGCCGCGTTGCAATGAAACTCAACCGCAATGCTTGAGCCTTTAATGAGTTTAACCGCTTCGGATAGCGGCAAGTTTCCTTTGCCTTCTCCATCAGTTCGGATAGCGACCCCTTTGGATTGAAGATAATACGCAACAATATTACGCATATCTTGCGCGATTTCACTTTCACGATCACTACCATTGACTGCCCCCGGATCAGAATTGGAATGCCCTGCTGTAATAGTTACAATTTTCACTTACCACCCCTTTTGTCATAAGCTGTTCGCCATATTGACACAAAAATATTTAAAGCTGTAATGCCTAGATAGCCTGAAATCGAGATAGAAATAGCAGACCATCCGTTTAGAATCACAATTCCGTTTTCTGATCTTGATTGCAAAAACCAAAACATGATAAGTCCTGCAAAAGAAGAACTCGTCAACTTTACTAATAAATTAAATAATACTGTCTTCATGGGAGGTTTAACTTTTGCTTTATGCAGTTTTTCTAAAAAGTCAACGATACCACCAAAACAAGCAATTATAAAAACTGTCAAGTATGTAAGCACCGCCCCCCAATCGAAGTTAAACTCGATCACTAAATTTCCCCTATATAAGTTTTACTTATGATAAAGCAATATGTTTGTTTTTTGTAGTCATCAAAAAGCCTTGCAAAAGCAAGGCGTTTCTTTAACGCAACTCTAACCATCCAAAAATTGTATCGACGGT